CGTGTCATCTGACCGGTAATCACCATCACGCCCATGATAACCAGCACCACACCCGCGAGCACCCGCAGGTGACGGCTCCAGCGGCTCAACCAGCGCACGCGCTTACGGAAATGCTCGATCGACAGGGCGGTGACCAGAAATGGCACAGCCAGCCCCAGTGAATAGACCGCCAGGTACAACATGCCGGCTTCGGCATTGGCGTGAGTAGAACTGAGCGCCAGTATGGCCCCCAGGATTGGTCCTATGCAGGGTGTCCAGCCGATGGCAAACGCCACACCCAGCAGGAAGGATGCCGTCGGGCGCCCCCCTTCCAGGGCCTGCCCAAGGCGCCAGTCCCGTTGCAGGGCCGGCATACTCCACCAGCCCATCATGAACAGTCCCATCAGCACAATGAGCACGCCGGCAACCAGGTTGGCCTGCTGCCGGTAGCCCATGAGCCACTGACCCACCAGACTCGCACTCGCGCCGAGGGCCACGAACACCAGACTGAAACCCAACACAAAGCAAAGGCTCAGCCAGAACGCCTTCAGGCGATTGACGCTGTCGTTGACCGCCCCGCCAGTTACCACAGACAGGTAACCAGGAACCAGGGGCAGCGTACACGGGGAAAAGAAGGACACCAGGCCGCCCATAAAGGCGGCCATGATGCCCCAGGTTGCCAGGTCTGGCATCATCAGTACTCGTAACGCTTGACACTTTCCGCGCGTCCGCCGGCGGCGAACGCCATCACGTCATAGTCATCCTGCCGCCCGGTTTCCATGCCCGGAACCCCGTGGGGCATACCGGGGACCGCAATACCGATGGTCCGCTCACCGAAGGGGCGGGACTGTGAGTCCACATACGCAACAATGTCAGTCGCCGGTACATGGCCCTCTATCACTGCACCGTCGATAATGGCGGTATGGCAGGAAGACAGCTCCCGGGGTACCTGATGCTCGATCTTGACCTGGTTGATGTTGTCAGTGTCCTTCACCGTTACCTCAAAGCCGTTTTCCTCAAGGTGCTCGATCCAGCCTGTGCAACACGAACAGCTGGCGCTCTTGTGAACGGTTATGACGCGCTCCACCTGAGCGGTGGCGGCCCGCTCACCGGTGGACTCGGCGGCCTGCAGTTTGAAACCGATCGCGGTGGTGCCAATAACAAGGGCCATCAGGCCCAGGGTAACTTGAGTTTTCATGGATATTTCCTTCGAAAAAAAGAGGGTAACGACCGGCACCCTTGGATAACAGGTGCCGGTGGTCTGGCTTACTGGGCGGTTGAACCATCATGGTGGTCGGAGTGGCCGGCTTGTTCGCCACCATCCATCATTTTCAGGCAGGCTTCATGCATCGCGGCATGCTCCTCGCTGGACATGGAAGACATCATCGTCATCATCCCTTCCATACCTTCCATCTTGCCCATATGGTCACCCATCATGCCCATGCCACCGTGTTCGGACTGGTGGGCATAAACGGCGACACTACCGATTGCAGCAGCGAATACCACGCCAGCGCCAACGATTCTGAGTTTCGTACTTTTCATTGGAATCTCCTCTCGGACGTGCGGTCATGAAGCCAGCGGCTGTTGAGGCACGCCTCTGGATAACTGAACAGTTCTGAATTACCCGGCAATGTCTGCCCGGTACCATCTCTGGGTAATGTTCAGGAAAGGAGATTTGGGGGAGGTGTGAGAACCTCAGGAATGGGGCTCTGGTAAGCCGTTCGCACCGCTGAGTGCGTGAACAGGTCGCTAACCTTGGGCAGTGTAGCCGGAAAACCGCCCACGACACCGTATACAAAAGTGAAAGAGCAATGAGGGGCGCTGAGAAGACAGTGAGATTGCTGCGGTTCGTTGCAGGCACCGGCGGCCTCGCCTGCAGACCCGGAAGTCTCGTGACCCAGATCTCCGCAATCGGTGATCTGAGTCATTGCCACGCCGCTATGACCGTTCGGCTCTGGCACAGCACCGACCGCGGGGCCGCCTGCCACCAGCAGGATGCTCAAAAATGCCGCGATTAGTTGCCGAACCCTCATGATGGTTTCCCGGTTGAGGCTGTTTCGATCTGGCGTCCAGTGGTTGGTTCGCTACCAGCCGGTCACAAGCCAAGCATAACCCACCTGGGCCTGAATACTTTGATACGAATCAAGCGCCAATATGCTTTTCGCCATAATCGGCCGTACCAGGTTGATCCACCAGTTACGGGAGGCGTGAAGTACCCGGCCAGTTGACCAGCCGTTTGTGTGGCGGAACCCACCTATACTTCTTGCTGATACAAATCTGGCTAGAAGGATATACCCATGACTGAACCGAATCGCGAACAGTTGCGAAGGTAGCACGAACCTGACGCGGTGCGTGATCGCCTGGGTAAACCAACCAAAGCATCAACGCTTCCGGATGCTGTGCTTGGTCGCATTGAAGGTACTGCGTTTTGATGGACAAGGCACAACCCAACTTCACTATCACTGCATACAGCTCCTACAATGGAACCGGCAACCTCCGGCAGGTGTATCACACCGCGTTGCCACTTTGTATCACAGTGAGCCTATGGAATATCGTTCAAGACGTTGAAAAGGCAGGGTTTTCAGTGAAAATGTGGTACCCCCGGCAGGACTCGAACCTGCTACCTTCCCCTTAGGAGGGGGCTGTCGTCAATTTTTAAGTTATTGATTTTATTATCAAATTTACTTGCTCAGTAGTGCAAAATAGCGCAAATCCGGGGGTATGGTGTCAACAAAAAAGTTTCTTTTTTCCGTAAAAATAGGCAGAAACTGATTTTATGTCAATGTATTTCGGAGAGGGAAAGGGACTCGAACCGGCTACCCAAAAAGGGTAATGGTGCCCTCGGCAGGACTCGAACCTGCTACCTGACGCTTAGGAGGCATCCGCTCTATCCAGATGAGCTACGAGGGCATTACTTGGAGCGGGGGATTGTACACAAATTTGTTGACGCCTTGAACCTAAAAACCCCACTGGTCCCTGTCAACAAATTAGTTTACTCTCGAATTTCTTGAGTCATTTACAAGGAGTTTGAGAAGTGCTCACAGATCAAGAGCTTGCAAAGCTAAACAATAAGATCAAGCAACTAACACCCACCCAGCAGACTGTCGTAGTAAATACGGTTAACGCATATCTCGATCAAGGGACTCTGTTTCGGCGGAATCCAAATTCGGATCTTATAAGCGATCAGGTGCTCATACAGATCGGAGACCGGTTGATCGCCCACCACGCGGCAAGTCGTCAGAATCTCTCCAAGGATCGCTTTGAGTACGCTTTTGAGTACGCCCTGAAGTCAGCTGGTATCAACGCTTATCTTGAGACTAACCCGACCAACAGGGGGCACGACATAACGATCAATGGCGTTCCTGTATCGCTCAAGACTCAGGCCGACAGGTCGATTAAGGAAGACTACATACACATCAGTAAGATGATGGAGCTTGGGGGAGGTGCTTGGGAGCTGCCGAGGCTTAGGGATCTCTTTATAGAGCACCTTCAGGGGTATCAGAGGATCTTTACTTTCCGTTGCCTATCCAAGGATCCGAAGCACCTGAAGTATGAGCTGGTCGAGATTCCGCACTCACTGATGATGGAGGCTCAGACCAACTGCCAGTTTGAAAGCATGGTCAACAGCACGCAAAACCCCCAGCCAGGATACGGTCGAGTCTTTGATGCTCACGGAAATCTGAAATACGAGCTGTATTTCGATGGAGGAGGTGAGCGCAAACTACAGATCAAAAAGCTCAGGAAGGATCTGTGTTTTGTTCACGCCACCTGGGAATTCGGATCAGCGCTGGCTCCGTAACCGCTCTCTAGCCAGTCCTGCATAGTCTTCGCTCAGCTCGATGCCTGTGCAGTAGCGATTCATTTCATTGCAGACCACGCCAGTCGTGCCGGATCCAAAGAATGGGTCTAGGACGCGTCCTCCCTCACGGGATCCGGCAGCGACACACACTCTCACAAGCTCTCTCGGATAGACCGCGAAGTGACTGCCGGGGTAAGGCTCGGTATTGATGTTCCAAACCGTCCTGCGGTTCTTTTTCGGCTTTTTTGGATCGACAGCAGGTTCTTTGATCGCTTCGTAGTCGTAGTAGTACCTCTCGCTTTTTGTGAGCAAAAAGATGTACTCATGCGAGCGAGTTGGGCGATCTTTTACTGACTCGGGCTGACAGTTGGGCTTGTTCCAAATGATATCCGTGCGAAGATACCAGCCATCCGCTTGCAGGGCGAAAGCGATTTTCCATGGCACACCGATGAGGTCTTTCGGCTTTAGCCCTTCGGGGGTGTCGGGACGGTAAGACATGGCGCGACCCTTGTTCTTTGAGTCTTTTTGACGCCATGTGCGACCGCCTGACGTATAGCTGTCGCCGATGTTAAGCCAGAGGGTGCCGTCGTCCTTGAGTGTCCTGCGAGCCTCTCTAAAGAGCTTTACCAAGTCATTGATGTAAGCGTCGACCGTTGACTCCGCTCCGATCTGCCCGTCGTATCCATAATCCCTGAGCCCCCAGTAAGGAGGGGAGGTGACGATGCAATCAAAATGCTGCTCGGGAAAATCCGCCAGAACCTTGCGGGCATCTCCGATGATCAGTTCGGATTTATCTTCCAGTCTTGGCTTTTCAAGCTTGATGCCGGACGACTCAAAAAGATCTGGGCTTTCCATCTGCATACTGTACCCCTGGACATTCGCGTAGCGGACCCCAAAAAGTCCTGTAGTTTATCAGTTCTTGAGCTTCGATACGTCGATACCGAGCTTCCGTGCTTCTTCTTCCAATTTCTGAATTTTTTTCTGCTCTTTGATCATGTGCTCAAGCGTCCGACGATACAGCTCAGCAGAGTGAGGGCCGTCAGGATCGATATCCTCCGCTCTTTTCGGAAGCTCGATCCCAGCCTGGATCATTTTAAGTTCAGCTTCTCTTTTCGAAATTAGAGTATTGACGTCTGTTAGAGCCTCTTCGATTTTTTCAGCCGTCTCAAACTGTCTCCAGATCCTCGACGACTGGTTGTTGTCCGGATCCCTGAGAGCGAGACGTAGCTGTCTGCGGTCTGTCTTAAGATCGTGCATCTCGTGCCAGATCCGATCCTCTTCGCTCATCTCGCTGTACGTGTCGATCAGCTCTGCTCGTGCTTTTTCGACAAGTCTTTCGTAGTGCCTGACCTTTTGGAGGCGACTCATGGGAGGACGACCTCGACCATCCTTTCGGACAAAGTCGCTTTCAGGAGCTTCTTTGGTCTCTTCTATCTGTCGCTCGATGCGTCGTATATACTTCTGCAAGGCGATAGCCCGACCACCTCTTTTCCGTCCCTTGTTTTCGTGCCCCTGGGCCTTTACAAAGTCTTTGATATCGTCTTCTTGCATGTGCTTAAGATGCTTTTGACGCTCATATCTGCGCAGGTCTTCGAGAGCGTCTTTGTACTCTTGCAAGGCTCTTTCTTTTTGCTTTTGAAGAGGGACAGGAGGCCTTCCGGTGTAGTCTCCTTCCGCTATGAGTATGTGTCTATCTTCCATATCCTGGGCATACTCATCAGAGCAGATCCACTGATAGTTTCGCCAAGCCTTTGAAGCTTTTGAAATTTTCTTTTCGTGCTCAGTGTATGCTTTCGGCATTTTTCGTATCACTTGTCGAGAGAGAACGTAATACCTATTATAGTTAGTCGTATCACTTCTGTCAAAAAATGCAATACTTTTGCAGTTGAAAGCATCACTTTCTAGAGCGATAAGTATCACATATCAAAAGACAAAGTGTCGCTATGTAGTCAGAAAAGTATCACATCTAAAATCTACAGCATCACTTTTCGAGTCAGTATGTGATGCGAAAATATCGTCCAAAATAGTTAGCATCTACATATATTAATGTAAAAACAACGTAATACCGACCTTTTTATTTTAAGAGCTAGCAGGAAATAACTTTTTATATTAGTTAGCTTTTACATATATTAAAGTGATCTGTTCTTGCTATCGTTTTTTTTATATTAGCGCATAGTGAAATTAGTTAGCATTTACATATAATAAAGTAAAATATCGCGGTATTACGTTATTATTTTTTTTGAATGTTGTTTAATCAATTGTTTTACTTATAAAAACTAAGAGTAAAGCCTGTAATTATCGAATGAGATTGTAACTACTTTGATATACTACTAAAAACAACAAAAAATAATAAGGCCAGCTATGTTTCAAGTAACTCAATTCCCTGTCGGTCATCGAGTTATTGAAACGCTGGATGCTCAAACCCTCCGGGTTCTGCGCTAATAACAACAACGAGGTGTCTATGAAAATCGAATCAGAAAATCAGTCAGTCGAAGTAATACCAAAAAAAGGAAGAGGTGGGCGTCCGAGAAAGGATCCATCTGAGAAGCGCCTTCCTGCTCTCATGCTCCGCTTGAACATCAAAGAGCAAAAGAAGCTCCAGCGTTTAATAAAGGAGTCCGGATGGCCAGGTGATCCGTCTAGCTTTGTGAGGGACTTGATTATGTCTGAAAAGCCCAGCTCTATCGATGTCAGTGCTCTGTCTGCGCTTGAGCACTATCTGACGATCCTGAATGCGTATCTCACTGAGCTTGAAGAAGACATGGACGAAGATTCAGAGCAATTCGCTGAGATTAAGTCAGTCATCAGCCAAGCAGCTCAAGCAATTTACAATAACAAGTAAATAAAGAGGATAAAGAAAATGATTCATAAAAAAATGGCTTACAGAAACTCAAGCGGAAACACCCTGCGATACGTCTTTCGAGGCGACGGACACGAACACGATGTCAAAGACTGCGTGCATCTCATACACACACAAGGCCTATCCCCAAACCCAATAAGACGGGACGAAAAGGGCAGGGTAGTCGAGATCGACACAGACCCGATGGAGCAAGAATTCGACTATCTAGCAGACAAAAACCAGCGCTCAGAAAACCGATTCGCTCACTACGTCATCAGCTTGCCGCACGGAGAAAAGCTGTCTCACGAACAATGGAAAAAAGCGGCAAAAAAGTACATGAGGGCCATGGGCTACGGTTTGGATACAAAATGGACAGCAGCTCTGCACGATGAGAAAGACCATCAGCACATCCATATCGTTGCTTGCAGAGTGCAAAACAACCCGCAAGCCATGGAGCGTAGCGAAGCAAGAAAGAACGGCGGAAAGGGCAATAAACCTCAGCCATACAGACTCGTAGACGACGCCAACGATCATGCCCGAGGCATGGAAGTGATGAGGGAGTTGGAGAACGAATTCGGCTTGTCAGTGACTCCGAGCCCAGACACAACCTGGGGCGCAGATCTAAGCAGGCAAGAATTTGAGGGAACGATCCGCAACTTCGGAAAGACCGGAGAAAGCCAAGCACCGTGGAAAACACGCATCATCGCAAGGCTAAGTAAGGCAGTAGAGAAGAGCCAAGGCAAAACCTTTTCGGAGTTCCTCGATAACGTCCGGGCTGTTGGTGTAGAGCCTCTCGTTACGCTCAATGACAAAGGCTTTCCGACCGGCATCAGCTACAGCATGGAAGGCAGGTCAGCAGCAGGAGCAAAGCTCAAAAGCACACGTCTGACCTTTTCAGCTTTGACCGGAATGAAGTACGACCGAGAAACGAACTTAATGAAACCAACAGGAAAAAAATCAGAAGGTATCAAATATGAGCAAGAGAGAGATATTTCAGCGTGCATCAAAACAACGCCTGGAGCAAGAAGCGATGGAAGCAGACCGGAAGCTGGAGGTCCACGCTCAACAGTTGAGAAAGCAGAAGGAAGAAGAATTGATAAGGAAAGTAGCACAACAAAAATAAATTCGAAAACGCAGGGAGCACCACTTTCAAAGTCAGCTGTGATGAGCATGAATAGTAAAAGCGGTATAGACGAGCTTTTAACTCTATCTAATGTGCTTACAGATCTAGCCATACATAAGTCGCACTCACGAAAAATGGCAAGGCTTCAGTGGGGCGAACACTACGACATCTAAATCAAAGAAAAATAAAGGAGCTGCTATATAGTGGCTCTTTTTTATCGCATGTAAATAAATATAAAAAGTTACTTGATATAAGTATATATATGTGATTAAATTAGTCACAAGGAAGTGGTATGTATGAATGAGTTTAGCAGAAGAAAGAATAGGCTTTGATTTTTCTATACTTGCAGATATAGATATAGACGCTTTAGCTCCCGAAGATGCTTTTATGTATCTAAAGATGATTGCTGAAAGCGGTATAGTCTTTGACTCTAAAAAAGCCAAAACAACAGGCGAACAACAGAAAAAGATCCTGGCTGAATACGCAGATTTAGACATATCAAACGCAAATCGAGAGACTAAGCTAAGATACGCAAAAGCAGTAAAAGAAGCACAAGATCTAGCAGACCAAGAAGAGCACCAGCGCCTAGCCTCAAACCCCTACTTACGCCACTACTTCCCAAAAATCCAGCGCATAGGCACTATCGACGGCCACCGAGTCGACTCTCTCCTTGAAGCAAGAGTAATGACAGATGGGCCTTTAGCAAAGCTCCAGCTCTACACCCAGCGACACCAAGTCCCGTATCGAAAAGACTGCACTTACACATCAGACGGTCTCATACATGGAACTAATATCGCTATCGAAATAAAAGGCATCCTGAGAGATCAAGAAGAGGCAAGAAAGTATAAAGAAGTTTGTCAGCAAAATAACATTGGAATACTTTTCATTTTCGCAAGACGTGGCATTGAGTGCAGCTTTGCAAGCCCGAGAAAAGATGGCAGCAGGTATACGCATGAAGAATGGGCAGAGCGGCAGATCAAAGCCGGACTTAACATCGCTTACACTTTCGAAGATGAGCAAGATGAATACTTCCGGTCTGATACCTTTAAAGCTTTTTACAATAAGAATCGAGTTCGAGAAATTTCTGAAGCCTCATCAGCTGCATAATGTAAAAATAGTGTAAATAAATGTAAATAATTGTTAAATATTTCTGAGAAGTTTGTTGTTTTTCATAATTAATATTTTGGCATTTGTCATTATTTATAAGGCAAACCCAGCATAGATATTGAGATTGTCGCCTTCCATTTTATATGTTTTAGCTTTTTAAATGTCAAAATAATCGCATCACATTTATTTTTGGTTGCATGCTTCCATTTTAATATATATGTGATATTATATTTCTAATGGATAAATAAATATCTATTAACAAAAACAAAGAGGATATTTTTATGAGCAAGTATAACGTTTTAGATGAGCTGAAAATCGAGTTTAAACCTGAGCCTCTCAATGGCAGAGCTTTAACAGTGGAAGAAGTGGATATCGCAAAGCTGGCAATTGACGACGTTCACTTTGTATCTATCGAGACACAGAGATTTAGCGAAGAAAAGTCGGTCATTGTACGTCTTGTCTCTACTTTCGCTCTCATCGTCGAAGGAGAAGAGACTCAGTGCAAAGTTCGATTTGCTGCATGTCGCACATCTGATGACGACCTATCGTCTTTCGAGCTTGAGTATGAAGACATCGACTCTGCCGAACTGCCTGGCTTTGACTACGAAGACCTGAGCGGGGAGGTGACTGATCACTTCATCAATTCTAGATACAAAGAGATTCTGCATCTGACCACCTTGGCACCATATTGGGAGACTTTATCTTTATGGCTCAAGTCAGAGCTGAGATATCGTCTGTCTTACTAATACCATACCAAATAATAAAAAGAGGACTTAAAAATGTACGCAAAATTAGACTCGAAAGCACAAGACGTCATCGTCTATCAGACTAAAGCCGTGCTGGTCGGTGAGATCGATGGCAAGAAAAGAGCTAAGCGAAAGATCTTCAGCAACGAGACGGTAGAAGTAACAAGGTGGTCTTTGGGCGATCAGCCCGACCATTATCAAGTCAGTATGATGGGCGAATCAGCTGAAGAGATGATGACCTGGGCTCGAAAGCAAGATGAGCAAATCAAAGAAGCTCTGACGAACAATCTCAAAAGAGGTCTAGCGGGTGGCGTGCCCGTCATCGTTGGTTCATCAGCTTATCAGCGCATCAAAGACAAAGACCTCGATGGCTTCATTTCAGATGCAAGGACTGGAGAGTTTTGTGGGATCATCGATGGAGCACGCTCTATAGCTAGTGTCATGTCCTTTGAAATTCCAGAGCCTCTGAAAGTACCGGAGGTAGCCGAGGAGCATGAAGAGGCAGAGGTAGCGGTCTTGCCGAGCCTCATCTCTGACCAGCTCACACAAGTCGCCACAGGCTTACTGAAAGCAATATCGCAAAGTGTAGACGAGGGGCAGATAGATCGTGAAGAGCTTTACAACATCTACGAAGCGGAAAGACAGATCTATTACACACTCACACGAGGCCTTGGAATTAAAGCCAATGAGTATGAGACTGCTCGACGCAAGAATGCTGACAGGCGCTTTGGAGAACTCAAAAAAGGAAGCTTTGGACTGGCTCTCAGACAAGCAGCTAACATGCTCAAACCTCAGGAGTAATCACAAAGATGGGACAGGGATAGTCCCGGCCTACGGCCTCGAAAAGACCAGTTTTATTGGTTGTCCTCGATCCATCGTATGACTGCGCTCTTGTCAGCATTGCTCTGCTTAAGGGCATTTTTGTACTCAATCAAAACCTTGCCCAGCCCCCGATATGTCAGCGGATTCGGTATCACTGGCTCAGGCGTCGGCTCAAGCAAAGACGTGGGCGGTGTCAGAACCTGAATTTCTGTTTTTGTCACATACTCAGTTGTCGCGCAAGATTGCAGCAAAATCGTCAGGCACACGAGTATCGAGGCATTGATCAGCTTTAACATCGTCTATCTCCTTTTTCAGTTGGGCAACCTGCTTGTCACCACTGGTCTTTTCAGCAGAGCGGACCTCTAAAAGTCTTTCCAAGCTCTCTCGCTCGCTCTGTAATTGCTTGATTGCTTTTTGATTTCCTTCGATCACCAAGCTCAAATTCTTATTGTTCAGGGATGCATTAGCTGCGACTGCTTTTGCGTGATCCAACTGCCACCACATGCCGACAAGAGCCGTGAGCAAGGTGAGAAAAATACCGATCAGGACACGGGGGCCGAGCAGTGTTGAAACAGCTTTACCGCCAAATCCTTTGATCATTCCAAATAGTGCTTTCATCTCTCATACCCTCCGGTAGTTTGCTGAGTCTTAATGTCGTCCCACGTCGAAAAGCCCAGGTATCCGATAACGATGGATCCGAGCAGGGTGACAACCGTCCCCAAGACACCAACGGATTGAGAAGCAGCTTCAGGCTTTAGAAAAGCCCCGACCCCAATTGCCAAAATTGCGAAAAAAGATATCCAGGCCATCCGCCTTCGAGCCCTCCATTTTAAATTTTGTCTTTGCTGATCCATGCTTTTCACCATTACATGTTATAGTAAGTTAGTTATAAATCGGGCGATAAAGCCGCCCCGTATACCGCATATAGATGTCGTAGTAACTTCCGGCCCAATATCTTGTGTATCTGCGAAATCCACCGCCTGGGGGATCATCAATGGCTACAACACAGTCAGCGTAATCGGACACATTTTCAAAAGTGTTAGTCGAACTATTAAGCATTCTAACGAAGCCATTCTCTGCTCCGAAAATCTTTCCTGACAGCTTTTTTATAAAACCGTCTTCAGATACCCGAGGTCTTTTCTTCGAGATTTTGCTCTGCGATTGATCGTATCTAAAAGACTTTGAGCCAACCCAGCCAGAGGGAACCGAGTTATATAGAATTCCAGTGTATCTATGATAATCCGTCAGTTCTTGATAGCTACGATAGCTGTATATATGAGCATCGCCCAGGTAGTGATTAATCGTGTCATTAAGCACTTGAAACCAATATGCATCGCTCGGAGCAACAGGATCGTAAAAAGAGTAATGATAACTTCCCCAAAAATCGGACTCATGAAGACGACTGTACCGATCATGCAAAACCGGAAAATCAATCGGCTTCCCAAGGCTTCTCACGTAGTAATTCAGCTCATCAACCCCAACCCCAGCTTGGCTGTAAAAGTATGTAGGGGTACAGCTCTGATGCGTCGATGTGATCAGTCGATGCTTGGTGTATGGTCTAGTGCGATGAAAGTATGGATCATAGACGTCATCAGTCCCGACAATCCGCCACGTCGAAAAGTCCCGCCGCCCGACGTCTATATCGCTTGCCGTAGTCCACGCCGGAGGAACCAGTCCACGAGCAGGGTCTTGATAGAAGCCTTGGCGAAGATACAAAGTAAAATTATCCACAAGCTCCCACCCGCTCGGTTGCGGCAGAGGCTCTGGCTTGTATGGCTCTTCTTCATAATCGAGCCCAGGATCAAGAGCGAAGCCGATAACCGTTGGCGTCCCAGAACCGAAATGAAAATCCACCACAACCCGATCCCCAACCTCAAACCGACCAAGAAAATCAGCCGACCCAAGGAAGTCACAATCACACGTATGCAACGACGAATTTTTTGGACTCAAAGAAACTGACCGAATCACTCGATCATAGATGTCGACTTCTGCGAGCAAGCCGTTAACGCCGATTGTGCGGATCACGCCGAACCAATATTTTGGGCGCTGAGTGAGGACTGCGGGCTGTGCGAGCTGGGCGTATAGATGACTCCAAGCGCTCATTTTTTTGCCTGGTACGATGACAGAGTCCTGTGCTGGATCGAAGCTTTGGCGGATGCTGTAGGCGGTCGTGTTGCCGTCTCTGGCGTGCTCTATTGCTGAAACTTCCGCACCCACTTGGATAGCATCAGACTTGTCGACGGCGATGCAATAAACTTCCTTTTCCGCTTCTATGGCTTGCAAGGCTTCGAGGTTTTGGCTGGCATTGAGTCTGCTTGCGTAGAGCTGCCTGAGTTCTTCTCGAAGGTTTCCGACTGCTTTTCCGTATGCCGTGACATTGCCTTGGGCGTCTATGTAGTCAGAGCGGTATTGGCTATCATCGCTGTCAAAGTCGTAGTCGATACCAAGTGCGTCAGCTTCCGCAACCGCTCGCTTTAGGTCTTCTTCAGCAAGCTCAAGCGCCGTCTTTTTGTCAGCGATAGACTCATCCAGAGACTCGATTTCAGAAGTCAAAGCGTCGATCTTTTCAGAGACGCCACGCAGGTCTTTCTGAATTTTTATGCGGTACTTTCCGGAGCCGAGATTCTGGAGCACGGTCGCTTTAGCCACACTGCACCTCCATTACGGACAAAGTGTCATCGACTATGAGCACTATCTCTCTGACTCGACGCTCAACGCCCCGAAAGAAAATTTGGTCACCTGGTTGGATATCGGTTGGTCGGATCCGCAAAAGGAGATTGCCGTCAGCCTGATTTGAGACGTACTGCACTTGCTGGATTTCTACAGTTTTCGGAGCACCCGGAACTTGATATTTTTGGTTCGCATTGATCTGCAAAGTGTTTTTGTCGCTGCTCTCGCTGAGATATGTCTGTGTCAGCTTTCCGCTAGCTATCTCTGACTCAGTAGCATCTTTCGAGAAGTACTCAACGCGCTGTGTGATCGACACCTGGTCGCCTTTATTCAGATCAGCGAGACCATCGAAAGCAGGAGCCACTGCGCTGACGAAGCTGGTGCCCTCCAGTCGTAAGCGGCTCTGAAAGCTCTTGATAGGTAGCTCTACCTGACCGTTCTGCGTCGTTACGTAAAGATGGTAGGTGACCCTTTTCTCTAGCTCTGTATCCAGCTTTATGACAGGCGCATAGGCGGAAAAGGGCATCACGAGGACACCCTGGGTCATTGGCGCTGACGCTGTAAAAGCTAGGTTCAAGGAGCCGTCGAAAGCCATTAGACCGGCTCCTCGACGTAGTAGCGCAGAGAAGCGACGGCACTGCTAACAGCCACGCCCTGGAGCGCTAAAACAGTCCTGCGAACATGAATTGCAACAGAAGCACCCGCCGCAATATTTGAATACACAAGCGAATCAGCAAGAGACACATACTCATCAAAAGCCGAACCGTCTGCACTCAGCTCATAGCTTTCTCCAGCTTGAGAAGCTTCTATATAAAAAGAGATAGAAGGTAGTTCAGATCCTGACTCATTTTTACAGTAAATAGTATGCGTTTCCTCGTCGCCCGAGGTCGCTTCCTGAGCAGTAATATCAGACAGGACGTTGTTTTTTACGTAGCTGAAACCACCGGTCATCGTTGCATTAGTTGACCCCAAACCAGCAAGGTCTGTGACTTCGAGGACTACGTACTTTTGGGCGCTGAACTGCATGACCCAGACGCCGTTTGAGGGCGGGGTGAAATTGGTGAAGTTCCCGAGGCCGTCGTCTATCTGAATGTCTTTTGTGCTTGTGTCTACAGAGATGGTCACGCCGGAAGAGGGCATACCGACACCATCGACTACGGACAAACCCGACACCTGGCTATCCAGACCAATCATCCAGTCCTGGCTTTTGATGCGCTGTGTCAGGGCTGAGTCGCTATAGAAAGAAATGAGGTTTTGCATCAGTACTGCTCCTGAACATCGACATAAAGAGTGACGAGATCAAAGGACTCAGACAGACGAGAGATGCTGACGTAGTAGAGAGCACCGTCGAGGCAGATGTAGCAGTAGCTGTATGTCGAAACTAAATACTTTAAGTAGTCCCGCTCCGCTTCGCTCGCTCGAAAGGCCAGTTGTATAGCTCTGTCCGCAGGTGAGAATCCTCGGTCTTCGATAGCGTATCCGCCGTCGAGAGTCTTAACCCTTGTCTTACGCCGAGACACATCACCCAAGCGGGATCTGCCAGCATCAACAGAGAGCAGGCGATCACCTAACGGGTCGAATTGTCTTGTGAAAATCGCTGCTCTCATATGTCTAAAATCTCCTAATTATATAACTATTATAACATTAAAATATAAATAAATGCTATATAAAGTCAGGAGCCGAGCAGGTAGTTGATTCCTTCTTCTGACGCCTCGACATGTGCGAGCTGGATCAGCTTTTCAAGCACCAAGCCCAATTCAGGGGCCAGCCCATCGGCATTGACCTGGATCTGTGCGTAGCCACTTTCGAAAGCCTCTGCGCGAGCGTTATTCATCCGAGTTATGCTGTTGGCCTGTTCTATCTGTGATTGTGCAATTTCTTTCGCAGTCTTTGCAGTCTCTTTCCTGATTTCCATTTCTGCATCAAGGATGTCGTTAAATTTGAGACGATCAAAGAAACCTGCACCGTCCATCCCTTCGACCACTTTCCCAATGACTTTTTCAGTTGAGCTAATGGTATTCATCGTCTGCTCAGCAGCACTCTCAAGCGTCTTTAGAGCAGTCTCCGCACGTGCGATATCAAGCTCAACAGCAGCCTTGTAGACTCCCGCAGACACTTCATCGAGTTTGATCTTAAAGTCTTCTACTGACTTTGTTGCGCGGTCTTGCTCATCAACGACTTTTCCGGTCTCATCGATAAGCGTGCCAGTCTTTTTGATAGCTGACTCAAGAGACCCACCAAATTCCTGCTGGTATTTCTGAGCCGCAAGCTCAAGCAGAGCGCCCATTCCCTCGATTGACCCATTCAGTTCACCTTGGGCGGCCAGCTCTTCTCTCGCCATTTCCAACGACGCCTGGTGCTGCTCAAAAAGAATATTCCGCTTGTCGATCTCAGAGTCCAAAAAGTCCAGACGGTCGCTGTCGTATCCATCTCGCTTTCCGAGCTGGTCAAACATATCGACAATCACATCACCGGTATCCGAAAACATTTCGCTCACTGAAGAAAGCTCAGTCTTCAGGAACTCCAGTTTCTGCTCCAACTGACGAGACTGAATATCGAAAGCCACCTCAACAAGACGCAGTTTGTCATCAAAAGCCAAGGCTTCCAGCTCAGTCCTTGCGACACCAAGAGAGTCGGCAGCAAGACCCGCAGCATCGCCCAATTTCTTCTGACCGTCCGCCAATTTGTCAGTTTTCTTTGATGCCTCTTCAGTCGCATCAGATGTCTTGCCAAGCTCTTCGCCTTGCTTTTTAGCTGCATCCGCAACCCCAGCACTGGACTCAACAAGCTCGCCATTTGCTTTCCTAACGCCGTCCAGGCTTTCCGCCCAGTCCCTGCTTATACCAGTGATATCTGTAACGGCCTTGGAATACTCTTCAGAGCTGATTTTTCCTGACTCATACTGCTCACGCAGCTCTCTAATTGCTTTGCCCTGGTCTTCAATCGCTTTAGCGGTGAGCTTCGCCTGTTTTTCGTGATCAGTCTCAAGACCTAGCGTTATCTGTACGCCTTCTCGGAATTTCTCATTTTCTTTGTACGCATACGCAAACCCAGCAGACACAGCTGTCAGAGCAATTCCCAAAGGCCCCATAGCTCTCGCAAGTGAGGAGACGGCAGTAGCGGCACCCCCGAGCATCGGCTTAATCTTGTCAAAAGCAGAGAGGCCAGTGACAGCCTTGGTCAACTGTGCTCCACCGATTAGTGTCAAACCAGTCCCGATGCCGCCGAGGACGTCAGTGACACCACCTAGGACACCCAGGGCGACTTGTGCTTGCTTAGCCATGCCGAGAATCTCACCGGCAAACTCTTTCGCCCCGGTGCCGCTTTTGTTGAAAGCATCTACAGAGTCGACAACAACGCCGACCATTTCGTCGATTTCTTTAAAGATTTCAGTCGATACACGAGTCAGAGACTCAAGCGAATCAACCACAAACTGAATGGCTTCTGATAGTGCTTCAGGGTCTGACACATCAATATCGAAGATGTCATCAATCGCCTGTCCTGCAACCCCAAACGCGTCGAGCAATCCGCTCAGGTCGACATTTGCAAAAGCTTCCGGCAAGTTCTCTGCCAGCGTATATATATCTCCCTCAAGCTCTTGCAAAGCCCCGCGCATCACTTCGAAAAGCTGATCTGCATTGTCTGAAGCAGCGGCTGTGCTGATTGACTCCAAAAGCTCTGTGGTAGCTCTTGTGACGCCCTGGGTCTCTTTGATGTATTCGCCACCGATATTGGCTGCGGTGTTATTAAATGCAGTTTGCAACTGTTTTAGAGCGAATTCTGTTGAGCTTGTTTTGACCTCGAATTCTTCCATCGCAGATCCGGAAGAGTTTAAAGCGTTTTCCAAAACCTCTGATTGTTTTGCACTGGTTCCGAGCAAGATGGAAAAGCGAGAGGCTTGTTCTGCACCGCCGAGGGTTGCTGCGATGTACTGCTTTTGTACGTCCGTCAGGCTTCCGGATTTTTCGATGATGTCCGAGAGGATGTCTGCTGCGTTTCTGCGCTGTCCGTTTACTTCGAGCTGTATCCCCAATTCATCACGTAGCACCTGCGCTTGTTCTTTGGTCGGCTTAATGAGGTTAGACATGACGGTCTTGAGGGCGTTTGCAGATTCAGAGCCCGACTGAGTAATCTCAATCATCGGTGTTAAAAGAGCGGTTATTTCCTCAAAAGACAGCCCCATCGTTTGAGCAAGAGGGGCGATGACGGCCATACCATTACCCAGCTCATCAACTGTTACCGCATACTTGTTAGACGTTGCGTTGAGTACGTCCATTAATCTGCCAGCTTGGTCAGCTTCAGCCCCAAAGCCTTTAAGGGATCGAATCAAAATCTGTGTGGATTGGTCAGCGGCAAGGTCAGCGGCATTAACACCAAGGAGCGATTGTTCGACAAGGTAGAGGGATTCTTCGATTGTGTAGCCGGTCTGGACGAAATCTGCGGCGGACTGAGTAACCATGTCTGAGCTGACGCCGAACTGGTTCGAAAGCTCGATCAGCTGGTCTTTGTAGTCCGCAGCGAATTGGCCTTCCGACAAGACCTTCTGCAAGTCGGTCATTGCTGACTCTAGCTTGATCGCCTGGTTGGTTGCATATGCCCCAGCGGTTATAGCAACAGCAGCGATGGCAGCGTCGAGCTTAAGAATTCCGTCAGTGACACCTGCTACCGGGTTGACGATAGACTCTGCGGAGCCTCGAAGGCCATCTAACTTGCCGGTTATTCCATTGATTGTGTTTCCGGTCTTGTCGACTGCCCCAAAAACTATTTCGACTGTTGATTTTGCTGGTGTTGCCATGTTCTTGTCCTGTTATTTTTTGCGCTCAGCTTCAATGCGTTGCTGTCTTTCTTCCAAAAAGATTCCCCATAGATGCCTTTCAACGTCCGTCAGCTTGCCCTCAGGGAATAGGTCAGGGCGGTGCTGATACAAAAAGCCGCCTTGCTCAGAGCAGAGAAAAAGATCAAACGCTATGTCTGAGCTGTTCCAGAGGTCTTGGGCTTTTTTTTTGCGATTACCCCGCCTTGATCGGTCAGCTCGAAAATCACTTCTGTCAGGTGCTCTAAAACATTTGGGAAAAACTGGGCGAGCTTGACTGCGAACTGCTGATCGATGACTGGCTCAACACATGCCAGCTTCAGTGCTTCAATTCGCACGCGAGTCCGCTCCGGCACTCCATCCACATCACCGAGTATTTCTTTGATCGCTTTTGATTTCTCGTGGTCAGATCCACTCAGAGCCGCGATGGCCGATTTGACGAGGTCGTCGCGTTGGTTGCACTCTCGAACTTTTGATACTTCCGCGTGTTCGAGTGCGCGAACTTTGAAAACTGCTTGTTCACCATCAGCAAAGAAGTCAGAGAGGGCCGTCACCGGCACCTCCCTTGTCCTGGGCTCGATCTGTGCTTTAGAAAAGGCTTTAAGATCAAAGCTCATACATCACTCCCTTAGCCGACAACCGAAACGCCACGGCTTTCTGGGGAGATAGTGAAGTCACCTTGCACACGTCCACCGGCAGGGTAGGAACGGGACATACCCAACTTGCCCTGCTCAACGATGTAGTTGTTCTTGTAGCGGTCTGGGAAGAACTTGAAGAAAAGCTCTTCTGACTCAAGCTGTGCAAGCGGATCAGCGATACCGTCTTCTAAGTAAGCAGTAAAGGAAGCCGCGTTCAGTGAGGTAGAGGTAGAAGCGATAGCACCGCCGTACACTTCAGTAGAACTCAAGCTGTGGCTGTTTTCACTTGGCTGGAAGTCAGAAGCCAAATCGACGTCAGCGAAGATCGGCTCTGCGTAAGATGCATAGACAGCCTTTGAAACACCGCCAGTGTGGATCGGAGCCAGAGCAGCTGCGAAAGATACCTCACCCGCCTGTGAATTCACTTTGAAGACCGGAGAAAGGCTCATCTCTTTGTGAAGCCCAGGCACCTGGTAAATCTCAGAAGAAGCCACCTCGGCAACAGCCTGAGCACTCAAGCGAACCTGACCAACTTCAATAGCATCTACCGGAATCAGGGCAGGGCCACCAGCTTCACCACGGGTCTCACTGAATGTAGTGCCTTCTGCGCCGTTGATAGCCTCATAAGCGCCTGATGCATTGATAACAATACTGGCGATCACGTGGGTATCTACAGCTGCGCGAGTCAGTGCGACAGAGTCTTGAGCGACAGTGACTTTCTGACCTTGCAAGTTGGCTGTGGCGTTGCCGACGACTACGGAATCATTGACGCCAGTGTCTACAGAGATCTGAGCGCCGGTCAGGACGCCGTTTGGCAGAACTACTGGGGCAAACCCAGAGCGCTTGGAGAACATCTCTGCATCGCTCTCAAAGACTTTGCGGTCGCCCGAGTCAGTAAGTTGGGTCATTGGTACAGACTGTTGACCAGCCTCGTATTGTAAAAGTTGATTACTCATAATTATATTTCCTTTTTCAACGTTGAAGTTAATTAAATGCTATCGGAATAGCTATGCAATAACGCTCAGTGTGTGTGGATCGATCCGATACCGAACGTTGATGCTCATGACAGCGCCACAGAAGGGGGATTGTCCCTCGCCTATGGCAGGCTGAATACTTTCTAAGACCAAGCGGTCTACTAATCCACCTAAATTCTCGCTTGGTCTGTCTTCAATTCTTGGAGCCTCAGGGGCTCTCCATAATGCTTGATATGCGTCGTTTGCTAATAGGGCGCTCTTGTCTGTCAGTGGATCGCTGCGCCCGCTGTTATCGTAAAATTCAATCATCAGCGACAGCTCTCTCAGGTGCTTACCCGGCAATACTTCTGACAGGCTGTCCGACTGGGGCCAGTAGTTGATACAGGGCATCTCGCCAGTCGTGAAGGGCGTCAGTCGTGCTCTTTCCAGCTTTCTCAGATCAACAGAAAAACCGTTGGCTTTTGAAATATTCTTAAGCCTCTCGTGGATCTCATTTAGTATCTGCGTTTGCGCTGGGATCATAAACTCTTTGCCAAATTCTCGTTAATTGTGCTGAGCAAAGTGGGTATCTCTTTTTCCGCAGTGCTCTTAAATTCCAGCCTTGGTTTGATTGTTACGGACTTAACCAACCAAAACATCGGCTTATTATTTAATAATATCATATATCTGGCTTTATTACTATTAATTGGTAAAATAAAAGCGCCCGCGTTGAAAGCCTCTCGCGCATTCATTCGCATGACTCCTGAAGCCGTCTTATTGTCGCTTGCAGGTATATTGAGATATGGGCCACCTGGCAGGTTTCGGTAAGCTTTTTTGGCATTTATGACACCGCCCGTTTCGTGGATCCGAGCATATGGGCTATTCGTCCAGACCCGCCCACCGATGTCGTCCAGAGTGGACCCATAAACACGAGAATTGAAAGATCGGGAAAGCTCGCCGGTTCGAGAGTAGAGGGGGCCAGTCTTAGTTCGCTGAGACATCTTTCCCTGTATCTTGAACATGGAGACACGAATGGCATCTTTTGCAGCTTGAGCAGCATTAGGCCCAGCGTCTCGCAGTCGCTGCATCACATCTTTAAGCCCAATAACCTTCACATCTGCCATTACATCACCTGGATCTTTTCAGACCTCTTCAAGTCGTCTTTTTACACATCTATTTACGGGGGCACTTTTTTCCAAACAATTATTTTCTTTATATATATGAAATTAATTTCGACCAAAAAAGTGCCCCCGCTACTCTCCCAAGGGCTACAGACCATTTTAAGGACTTTTTGGGGTCTCGCCCTGCGGGCTTAAAATAACCAGCCTTATTATGGTCGGTATAGCTCAAAATGGGGCAAATCATCGAAGCTGTTGTCCACCACTTCTGTATCCATATCCCAATCGCCACCCCAGCGCACCAGGTGCTCAATCTCACCGCAGGCATACAGATACTCAGCAACACCAATCACAACCCCGGCAAACAAACTGAAACGCTCACGGTCTCTCCAGTCGATAGGCCACGGCGCAGCATCGACAGCCATGCTCGGGTAGGAGTTGTGCTTGCCGTTTGGGAATTTGACCTTTGACTTCCCCTCGGCGAAAAAGCGATCCTGAGCCTCTTGACCCCGATGTCCCTCAATAATCGAATGATCAAAAAAACTGATAACAAAACCAAAAATACGCTGTAAATCGGGATGACAGGTAGATAATTTTGAGGAGGATTTGTCAGAGTAGCTCGGCATATCAACCACCCGAACTTCCGAGAACTAGCTTCCCTATGAAGCCTAATGCGCTTAAAATCCCCGAAATAACGATAGTTCCTGTTATCTTTTCATAAATCCGCTGACGCCGTTCTTCGCGCTTTTTTACTACTTCAATATAACTGACCAAGTCATCGATATGCGGCAAAAGATTATCGAGAGCTTCGTGGTGTTTGCAGTGCTTTTGATCCCAATCCTCGCCCATCTCGGCATTTTTCTGAGCTTGTATCGCTCTGGTGACTGCTGCCGCGATGTCGTCTGCTGTTAGCGTCCGTGCTTTCTCTAACTCGTCGTAATCCCTTGCCATAGTGAAGCCTATATAACTAAATGTTCTATTTGTTGTTATATTATAACATAATTAGATATAAAAAATAAATAGATGTAAAACTAATTAAGGCAATTAATAGGCAAGCTTCATGAAGTGCTTATGCGGAACCACAACCATCGGCATTGCCTTATCCTTTGAAAGATCAGAGAAGCGGTAGAAGCGTTGCTCAATCTCCCGACCTTTGATTTTGTAATCCACGACGGCCATTTTTTCGGTTGCGTTGATTGCATCTCCGACAATAATGTTTCTTTCGAGTATGTATCTGATAACAGACAACAAAGCCTCAGAAACTTCAGAACCTCGAACCTCCTGAAACTGCTTCTCGATTTCCTTTGTCAGTCTTTCTCTTGACTCAGAAACGTTCTCGGGGCAGATGTCGATACCGTAGATGGTTGTCAAAATTCGGACGATGAAAAACTCATATGTCTTTAGAGGACCTGCGCTGTATTTCTCATTAATCCTGGCTAGCTTCCTTCTGAGTATTTCGATCAGGAAATTGCCATTACCGCAGGCGGGCTCCAGGTATTTGTATTTGATGATTGTGTCGGGGGTTTTGAGGGGTATCAGGTCGAGCATTGCATTAACTTCACGCTCGTTTGTGTAGACTTCAGCGAGATCTTTTACTCTGTCTTTGGATTTGATTTGATTGTTTTTAGATTTTGCCATTTAATAATATTACCTTATATGTATTATTCCATAATAAGAGAATACAAATAAAAGGTAAAGTAATTAAACGCCCAAAATCCCAAAATTCTTGTGCTTGTCCAGCAAATTCCGAACCTCTCTCAAAAGCCCAAGCTCTGGCGTTTGTACCGAACCTCCATCATTTGATACCGAAGTTGCGCCTATATGCGGCAAACGGTTGTATTCGTACAAAACTTGCAAAAGTGCCGCTCGCTCTATATCAGCTGGGATCTCATCAAAACCGCCCTGGTATTTGACCTCAAAAAACACGTCATTAAATGTTCCACGTGGAACAATAGATGGTAAGGTAATGCCCGCTCGGGAAATACGAATTTGGTCTAGATCTATGGGCGAGACGTCGACAGTGACAGACTTGATCTTTTTGACGGGCAGGGCACGTAGTGGGATCTCGTTGCTATCGATCCAGCCGGACTCTGTGTAGCTGTCTTGCTCGATGTAGCGTCCTATATAGCTCTCGATGCTGGCCTTGACTGAGTCGAGCAGGACTGCGAGTTGTGGGAAGTCGTCAAGCGTGGCCTCGCCACCGGAAGACACAGGGCCTTCGAGGTCTATGAGGTCTCTGATTTTCTCAAAACGCACTAACGCCATAACGACTCCGAAAATTAATTAAATGCCCAGCTGGGGACAAAAGAGGAGAAAAACCCCAGCCAGGACTTTGACTTAAACTGCGACCATTCTGTGAGGGCCGACGATTGCAGAAGCTCCGTATATGGAGGTGCCTGCGTTGGTAACAGTTACACGGTAAAACGAATGCTGAACACCGTTGATGTTGATCTCATTGAGACCGGCAACCGCAGCAACAGCTCGGTCAGCATCTTCAGTCCAGGTCACTCCGTCGTCGCTATACTCAACAGCAACATCGACAGAGGTGCCTAGAGTTCCGACATTCACGAGGAAAGTGACGCCCCGTTGGTTGTGTGTATTGATTGCTTCTGAGCTGACTACAGCGTCAGTTTGTGAGCCGATGGCAATTGCCTCAGCCACATCAAAATTAACTTTAAATCCGCCTCTCATGGCTTTGCCTCCAAAAGAAAGATGACTTGAAAGGGGCCAGGAACTCCCAGCCCCTCAGTGTTTAGCCTTAGGCCTTGATCTTCACAGGCACGAAAGCTTCGGTCATGGTCACACCAGCTGCGTGACGGGCCTTAAGAAGGAAACCAACAGTGCTGGAAGTGTCGTACTCACCACCGGTCAGACGCTTAACGGTCATGTCGGAGCGGTCGTAAACTTCGAACTGACGCAGATCACCAACAACAATCGGGAACTTGCCAGAAGCGATGTCGTCCATGTCTTCAGCAGTAACGATCTCGATGCCGTTGAAGTAGCTCACGCCACCTTCTTTGGTCAGCAGCTTATTACCGTTGCCGTCACGAACTTTTGACAGAGTCGCTTCGGTGTTGCTGTTACACATGATCTTTGCGTTTCTGCGGTACTTCTTCTTCAGCTTGTAGAGAGCCTTATTGATCAGGTCTTCAACAGCCTGGTCATCAGCACCCAAAGAGCCAGAAGCCAGAGAAGTAACGGCATTGGCCTTGGTGTCAGCAGACACGATACCCAAAGGCTCACCAATTCCAGTCCCAACGATAAAGGCTCGGCCTTCTTCCTCGGACAGAGACTCAGAGAACAGCTCTTCCAGCTTGGCTTCGAGATCGTACTGAGAGTCAGACAGTGAGTTTTCAGGAATGACAACCAAAGACTTACAGTCGTGCACTTCCAATCGAGTGAAACCGGAGGCCAGCTCTTCAGGAGTCGGAGCAACTGTCCCGTAGCTAGACTTCGGACGGCTCAGGGTTGGCACCAATACAGAGCTGTTGCCAGTGCGGTTAACCGAGGCATACTTCCGGATCTCGTTCATCTGAGCGGCGTTGGTCTTAATGCGTGCAGCCAGTTGCTCAGGCATAAAAACAGCGCCGTCTGCGTCAGTGCTTCCGTCCAGAGTTCTCAGCTCTTCAACGATCCCTTTCCGTGCGTAACTTTCGAACAGCTCAGAGCGCTTTTGAACCTCAGCGTCAACAACTTCACCGCCGACAGTCGGACGGTTAGCAGCAGCAGAGATAGTGTCGATCTGTCCACGCAGTTCGTCGATTTGAGCAGTCAGGGTTTCAACCTTCTCACCAGCTTCTTGATTAGCGCGTACTTCGGTTTGAAGCTCTTTAAGCTGCTCAAGCATTGCTTTCAGTTCTTCGTTCATGATATTCACCTTATGAGATTAAATGCTAAAGTAAATTAGCGAGTTTTGAATTGATTAAGGGTGTTGCGCAGCTCGGCCATGATCGCTTCATCGAACTCAGGCTCGTCTTTCTGAGACTCAGGAGCCGGTTTTACAAAAGCGTCGAGTACCTTGCTTCGCAGTTCTACAGATAGTCCCGAAATTTGTTCGATCAGGTCTTCTGCGGTTTGGGCTTTTAGAGCGTCATGCGCTCCACGAACTTGATCTGGAAGTGCTTGAGCAGCGGCTTCATCGATCATTTTTCCACGCCTTAAGTCTTCGACCTGGGCACGTGTCAGAGTGGAGTCAGCAGCGAAATCCAAAGCTGATCGACCTTCCATCACTTTCTCGAAAGCAGTGGCAAGCTCGTTAGCTTCAGGATTACCGCGCAACTCCGGCTCGGATTCTATTAACTGATCAAGCCATACCATGTAAGCGTTGTGAGCATCGCCCCAGGCTTGATCCATATTTCTCATTAATTCATCGGTGGACTCAGAGTCCCACCAGATATCCCATACTGTTTCGTCAAAAGCGGAAAGGATCCGACGACCACCTGTCCTCAAATCGTTCTCATCAATTGTCTTTTTAAAGTCAGTAGCCCTGACGCTGTTGGGATCTATATCTGCTTCCGGACCAGAGGCAAAGTTGACTGGTGAAATTTCCATAAGCTGTACTTCCGTAATTTGTCTGACGCCATTTTTGAAGCCAGCGTCTTTGATAATTTTGAAACCAAACGACATCATATTGAGTTCGCCGATCTTCATGAGTTCGAAAGCATCGCGTGCCCTTTCAATTCCCAGAGCTAGCTGAGCGCGGAAGTAAAGGCCTTTGTCGTCTTCTCTAAGCTCAAGGATTTTGCCAATCGGCATATCTTCGAACTTGTGGTTCCAAAGCAATTTGATCTTGCCTGCACGCTCGGATATGGTCTTCTTAAAAGCCCCACGCTGAAATGCCGTGTTGTGTGAGTCAGTGGTATTCCATGTGACTACATAGCCGCTAAAGATGCCTTCGCCGTCGCTCTCTGCGCGTGTTTCTATAAAGCCCGTGTATCTTTTATCTGGCGACATTCTCATATCCTTTATTCGTTTGAGTCTTAAACATCTACTCGTTTATAACATTATAACATATAAACAAGTAAAAACAAATTAAATGCAATAGTTATTTACTGTTTACCTGTGACGCTTAACAAGCTCACTCGAAACGCATTGAGCATCTACAATTCACACGATCTGCGACGGTTGTCTGCTGGTCACATGGATACCTTGGAGACCCGCCTAGCTGATTTGAGAAGCGCTCATCAATACCGACACGCTCTCCTGACCTTGCGTTGTGAGCATCTCTCGCACCGCCTGAGGTCATCCAAATTTTGAACCTTGCGCCCGCTTCTTCTGCTGCTACTTGCTGTCCCATGCTTGATGCAGTGCCTGTCAGGGTGCGAGCGATTGCTAAAGACCGCTGGGGACCAAAAGCGTGATTTTTGCTGAGTCTGTCTTTGAGCTGCTGCACAGTCTCTCGATTCTCACGACTTACCTGGACTTCCTGCATGATCAAGGCGGTGGTCGTGGCATTGATAAAAGCCAGCTCGCCCAGAATGATCTGCTCTTCTTCCAGCTTCGAAAGGATCTGCTCAAAGATGAAAGGATCATTTCTGAGCTGCATAGACTGAGAGCGCTTCGACATCACGACCTGCTCACCGGCTTCCGCTCCGCACATGCCGAGGGCAGTCGAGATGATCGAAATATGGCTCTCAGATAATTTCTGAAGGTTTTCCCTCACATCATCTTCTGAAATCGACGAGAGAGCGCTGTCATCGCTGAGTAAGTAATCGAGCTGTTTTGTGAACAATTTATCCCACAATGGCGCTACTTTTTCGGATGCGTATTTTTCTCTGCGGTCTTCTTCTTCTTTGACTTGATCTTGGTCCGCTCCGCGCAGGGCCAGGTTTGATAGCGTCCAGTCTTGCCTGAATTCCTGTCGTCGCCTTTCAATTTCAGGCGAAATCTGGGGCTTTTTTGAGGATCTTGACTCCTCAGCGGGCTTGCCGTCTTTGAAGAGAATTTTTGACCCACCGAAAGGCACATCCCACCCTGGATATTCCTTTAGGCCCAATTCAAGTCTTTCGTTGATAACGCTCATTGGGACGCCCATTTCCCAGAACTTGTTCGCTCTCTCGATCTTGCTGTCTTGGCTTTCTCTTAGAGCTTCGACACCCGAGAGGTCTGCGCCGATGTATTCGCCATTTCTCAATTCATCTCGCAGAGCGTTATTGAGCGCATCAGTGATCAGGTTAAGGCAGGGCAGTACTGTGTCTTGCCAAAACATCCGCTTTGCTTCGCTGACGTTGTTGTAGGAACTGGAATCAACAGAGCCAGCGATCTGCGGGGGTACTCCGAAAATCCCCAGGATCTCGTCCCGGTTCCACTTCCGAGAGTTCAGAAAGTCCATCTCAACTTGAGTCAATCCAAGCTTTGTGATGCTTGCTTCTTGTCCAAAGACCAACGGCAACCCCGCATTTTTAGAGCCTCTGAACTTGCTGATAATCGACTTTAAAATTGACTTCTTTTGCTGATCGTCGAGCTGTCCTTTCACGCTGATAGCGATGTCAGGGTTGCCCCGGTTTTGCATTAGGGATTTGTTCCAGTTCGCTTGCTCCACGTCCAGATCCACAGCCTTAGCCGCAGCACGAAGAGGGGAGAGGCCACGGAGTGGATCAGCCGGATCCTGCATGCAGATGCGAATTACCGACTCGGGAGTAAACTCAGAGCTAGTCTTTCGTGAGCCGTTTGAGTAGATCTCGTAATTTTCGATTAGGCCCTGATGGCTCTTTGATCCCACTGGCGCGATGCGGTCAGGTGAGATCGGCCACAGCCACTTCATGTCACCAGAGCGATTCTGACTACCAGTTCTAACTTTTTGCAGATAAGCAGACCCACCGAGCTGCAACCAAGCGGCCATTAACTTCATGATTTCAGACCGGCTCAGCTCCTCGTGCGGATTATCTAAAAGCTTAGAGATAGGGTGATCCCAAATCGCCTGGCCATCTTTGTTGTAGACAACCAAAGGAGGCGTAGCCACAGCCCCAGCAATTTTCGAGACAGCGATATAGACCCAGCCCGATGCGTGCATGCCTTCTCGTACGCTCTTGAGCACAGTGAAGTCCGACCACTTGGCACGCGGCATCATGGAAAAGTGCGTATCGACTGAGCTTGCCATGTTCCTTTTTTCTAATTCGTCTGTCATTTTGCTGTCTCTTTATTTTTAGATGCTATAGTTACTTTGCGCGGATATAAGGCTTTGCATTTCCGACGTCAGGCATTTTCGGCGTGAGCTTAAGAGCGCCTGTTACTGTCTTCTGCACGTACAAAAGCACCGCACGTTCGATGTTGTAGTACCATACGATAAGCTCTGATTTTTCAGCGTTATAGACTGCGTGCGAGTAGTTCATGCTGCCGTATTCCGCTTTGATAGTCGTGAGATCGAAAAGCTGAGTCAGTGATGAGCCGTCTTGCGTCTGATAGATAATGCCCTGATCCAACACCAAGAATTTGTCCTCTACAGCTACTAGTGAACGCTGATTGCCCGACATCGTACCTTTCACATTATTCGCTATAGCCGCTCGGGTCTTTATATCTACGAGATCGAGCCCGTTTGATAGACCGACAACTGCGAGCACATCATCTTTTATGTCAGCGTATGAGTAGCAGTAGAGCGTGTAATTTGGTGGTGTCAGACCGCTAAAGTAAGTGCCAAAGCCGGAAAAAACATCATCCGCATCTTGAGCGACACGAACAAAGCCATCACCCCAGGTTAAAAGATAATCGCCAACCTTTCTTAGGTTCATGCCGTAGCCTGAGATAGTGCTTGCATACCTGAAGTGAAAAAGGTCAGTCGTCACATAAAATCGAGATCTGCTTGAGTCAGACACGAGTATGACAAGATAGTCTTTGTACCACTCCGCTTTGATCAACGTCGTAGCGAAAGCGGGGCTGATATCATCAATTGTCACTGTGTCATAAAGCGTAATTTCTGGGTTCGCAAAGTCCTTAATCTTCTGAAACTTCGAAATCTTCACCGCCTCGCTTCCGCTGTATGTGTAGCGGTAGATAAGAATGTCGTAGTTAGATGAGCAGCACGGGCCTTTCACGAAACAGTACTGAGAAGAGTAGTCGGGGAGACCAGTGATGTGAGATGACTTCATCACCCCATCTTCGCTATAAAAGAGCACGGCACGAGAATTGTTTCCAACCGAAACCCAGCAATCGTCTAACTCGCACATCGAATTTTGATTGCCTACATCGACTGGTGCGATTGTATCTGAAAGCACTGACACAGAGTCGAGAGCGTAGCTGTAGCCGAACGCATGAAGGCCACTTTCGATCAGCTCAGGGTATGCGGTCTCGTCGATCTGAGAGCCGTCGCATGACAAGTAGTCAGAGCCGGGGTGCTGGGCAAAGTAAGACACCTGGCCAACAATCGATCCACCTGCCGCACCTCGCTCGCCTTTTGGCCCTTGGTCACCCTTGGGGCCTTGATCACCTTTGTCGCCTTTCTGACCCTCGATAACAATTGCTGGGCCGCTTTCTATGACTACTTCGCTCATGTAAAAATCCTTTATATCGATATCTTATTATAACAAATAGATATATTAAATGGAATTCTAATTATTAAATGGAGGATCAGGGAAGACCACGTCGTCGGGGCTCTGGAAAGTTTCCGGAATGTCACGAAGTGCCTGCCTGTATTGAGCAATTGACTTTTTTTGGTCTGAAAGATCCAGGGTAGGGTCTATGATCTCTGCATCTTCTGCTTTGAAGAGTGCTGCATCAGCCTCAGCGAACTTCTTTTCACGCTCTGCTCGAATCTGCTCCCATGTCTTTGACCTAAAAGGCTCCACGGCTTGAAGAGAGGCGTCAATATATCTGACCGGCTTCTTGTCCATAATCGCTTTGATAATCTGCTCGTCAGTCACTTTGATATAGTCAAAGCCCGACTTTCCTAGATTTTTTGTTGCCAACCCAACGACAACCCCAAACTTATTGACTATTGCATACATTTTTTATTCTCCATTATTGCGCTTTGATGTACGGGTGCATGTCGCCGTTAGCCACGCCGCTTGGCAGCACGTTTAGGAACTCTTGGATCAGTGAGACCGAGTAGTGCGCAGCGTGATCGCCGTAGGTCATGTAGCAGTGCAGCATCTGTATATTGTTGTCGTATCCCATTACTTGATAAGAAGACCAGCTAGAATATCCGGAATCGTCCGACAGAGATGAGACCAGCGTGGCGGTGCCCAAGTCAGCAGAGACAAAGAAAAGATTTGTGCGAGTCGATGAGTTTGAGTTGTAGGTCAGCACGATAAAGCCGTCTGCTACAGCTGTGACAGCATAGGGCTTTGCGTCATATCCGGTTGCATCGACCATCGGATCACTTTCGAGATATGTGTCGTCTGATGCATTCCAAATCGTCAGTGTTTTTACTGTGTCCTGCACGATGCCCAGCTTGTCTTTGCTAGCGCTATAAGAAAGCTGACTTGGATAGAGGTAGTTATCGACAGAGACGGGGAGCACTGTGTAGACGTCATTTTTGAAATCTGCGAGAGACTCAAAAACCTGAAGTCCAGATTGCGCATTTAGTATCAGACGGGATCCGCAAACAAAAAGGCCGTTTGTGATCGACGACGTGAAAGCCGAAGATCCGTGGTTTGTAAAAGCCGTAAAATCCGAAGAGGTCGCACGAGAATAATTTGGGTGGTAGATGACAAACTCATCTTCATAGATTGCAGCTTCCGGGAAGTTCGAGAATGTCAGCCCGGTATCGACGATGTCATAGACCGAGAGCACCACATCAGAGCCGACAGGGACAGTCGTAGAGACCTTGCCAAGCTTCTGATTTCCAGAGTAATCTGCGCGATATACGACATAGACATAAGAAGGATCGCCGCTCTGAACAAACTTGACTTTATCGGAGTACGTAGAGCCATCTGACAACGTGAAATTTTTGCTTTGAGAATGGTCAGATTTGTGGAGCAGGACTCCGTTGTAGTCGTTGCCCATGTATGCGTAATACTCGTCACTGAATTCTTGCAGAAATCCTTGGGCTGTGCCGGAAAGAGCACTATTATTTAGATAGCTTTGAAAAGTAAGGTCATCAAACTGCGAAGAGCCGGGGTTTACCTGATCCGCTGCAAGCCCTGAAGCCGCCAAATCTGGATAAGCTAAAGGATCATAAAAAGACCCGTCACAAAGCAGCCAGTCAGCACCTGGGCTCTTTGTAAACAACGCAACAGTGCCGACCGGAACACCCCCGCCAGAGGCTTCTAAAATTCCTGCATTGATGGTAGAAGCGTCGGATAGAGTCAGGATCAATTCGCCGTCTTCTGTGATCTCAGCAGCGGTTACAGACACACCATCAGCACCTGGCGATCCATCTGCACCAGCAGGGCCTTGGATACCTTGTTCACCTTGAGGACCGGCAGGGCCTTGAGCACCGTCCGCACCGGCAGGGCCTTCCGGACCTTGCGGACCCGCTGGGCCAACGACTGAGCCAGCATTGACCGTGGATCCATCTGAGTAAGTGATGACAAGCTCGCCAGCCGTGGTGACTTCTGTCGATGTGATCGTAAAGCCATCAGCACCATCAGCACCGTCCACACCAGCTGGCCCTTGAGGCCCTTCAGGGCCGAGGACATATCCCAAGTCTTCTGAAGTGCTGTCGCTATAAGTGACGACAAGACGACCTTCCGGAGTGACAGTACTTGATGTGATCTTTAGACCATCAGCACCCACCGGACCCTGAGGCCCTTCGGGGCCAACTGGACCTTGGATACCTTGCTCACCCTGAGGGCCAGCGGGACCAACTGGGCCTACGTCGCCTTGGTCGCCTTTTAAACCTTGCGGGCCTTGAGGGCCTTCGGGGCCAGTTAAGCCAATCGGGCCTTGAGGGCCAGTCTCACCTTGAATGCCTTGTAAACCCTGTTCACCCTTCGGCCCTACATCGCCCTGTGGACCCTGAATACCTTGCGGACCCACCGGCCCAACCACCTTGCCAGGATTAACCGAAGACCCATCAGACAGGCTTACAATCAGCTCGCCATTTGCATCAATCTCAATAGTGGAAACAGACACGCCCTGGTCGCCTTTCTGACCTTCTATGACAAGAGTTTTCCCTACTTCTATAACGGTTTGTTTCATTTTTATTTGGCTCCAATTCAATCGTTGTCAGTAGCGTCAGGGCGGACGACAAAGCGGTCTTTGTACTGCTCAGGCTGGGGTAAAACGGTGTTGATCTGACCGGATGGCGTGGTCTGCTGGATGTCCCAGTAATACTTCCCAGCCTCTACTTGTGCGGTTAGCTCGTGCGGGATTTTGATGAGACAGATGCCTTCGATGCCGTGGAATTCGGGTACGGTATGGACGACTTGCAGGACAGGGGGTTCGTCCCAATCTTCGACAAGCGTGAAAGTGAAGACGTGGTCTATTATGTCTTGTGCAACGCCGTCAATTTTGAAAGTGAGCAAGATGCTCCAGTCGTCGCCTTGTCGATACTCTCCGAGGATTTCGCTCATTACCCTGTCCGCTTATAAAAATATTCTATGTTATAACATTATAGCATATATAAACAAACAGAGTAAATAAATGGAATTAGAAATGAGCGGCTAGTTTCTGTATCGATTGTTTGTGTAGCTGCGAAATTCTTGCCTCAGTGCAACCCAAGACCCCAGCAATTTCCCGAAGCTTCATACCTTGCGAGTAGCACATCTCCATGACCTTCCTATTCCGTTCCGGAAGGCTCTTGAAAAGATCCAGGACCTCGATATCTTCATACCCACCGCCACTGGTCAGAGAGTTGCTCCATTCCATGTCTTCAAAGCTTGTGAGCGGTTGAGTATCGAGACGCATCTCTCTGACGTCTTCGACTGATACTCCCAAAGCTTCAGAAATTTCAGAATCACTCGGATCTCTGCCAAGCTTTTTGGACAGCTCTGACTCAGTATTTAAAAGCTCATAAGCCGCCTGCCGCACCTGCCTCGGCCTCCAGTCCAACCGCCGCTTCTCGTCGATGATCCGGTTCCTTATCGTATTGAAGACAAAAGCGGGGGACGCAGAGTCCAGGTCATCGATACCGCCAAGAGTTATCAGAGCGATCTGTGTCATGTCGTTATCATCGAGCATGCTGCATCTCTGCGACTGCATGCTCTTGATGACCTGCTTGATGAGTGGCTGGAATTTCTGAAAATTCGCGTTTTTCATCAGTGCAGTGAGTGTCCTTCGATTTCTCTCTGTAACATCTCGATTTCGCTATCAACTTCTTCCAAGAGCTGGTCTAACTGCTCTGATGACATCGCTCGCAATTCTTCGTCAGTGTAATTTTTCATCTTCAATTTTCCTCTTCTTTGATTTATATGCAATATGATTTAGGTTGATAGAGAAGACTCAGCACGCTTGCGAGCAGCCTCGATCTTGAGCCGATTTTTCTCTCTGATGCGCTCATTCTCAGCCTTGATTTTCCGACTCTCTTCTTCTTCTTTTTTTAGCTGCATGATCTCGTCGTGTATGCGCTGCTGATCTTCTTTAATCTCTCGAAGATACTCTAGTACCTCTTCTTTTGTGAGTTCTTTAAATTCTTCTTGGGTCATGTCGAGTAAATCTTTTTTTGTTTCCATCATGCCTTCCTCTTTATATGTAATTGTAAGTGGGGCCGGATCCCCTGATGCTCAGAAAAGTCCTTTTGGCTTAAGCTCACTTGTGCCGTACAGAAAAATGTGTTCCAAGCACTGATTAGCGACTGACTGGCCAAGCTCAGGTGCCCAGGCACCAATGACATAGAGAAGCTCTTCATGAGTTGCACAGCCACCCTTAGCCTCTTCAACGCTTTTTTTGATCTCTGAAACCAGATCGGCAATTTTGTCAGACTCAGGCTTTTCCATTGTGCCATTAGCCGCCTCATACTCTTTGCGACGTTCTTCTCTTAAAGCCTCACGCTCTGCACGACGCTGATCTCTTTCGCAAATATGATTTATTTTATACTGAGCCATTTTCAATTCCTCTTATTTGTTTTTTGTTAAAAGAGTTTTTATTAACTCTATACATACTATTATATCAGTAGTATCACATTTTGCAATCAAATAAACAAAAATAATTATATAGATGGAAAAGTAAATGCCGTCAAATATTGGGTTAGAAATTCCGCATACTTTCGGGCTTTTTTGAAATTCAGATATTGCAGACGATGTAGGTCTCGAAAATCATTACAAAACATTTACAAAATTTTACAAAGATTTTCGCCAATCAGGGTATTTTTGGTTAAAAATCGAGAGAGTATTTTCTATATACATATCAAAAGCATATACGCAAAAACGGGCCACTGTTTACCGGTAAACAAAAAAGGGAAAACAAGGGAAATGGTGTTAGAGAAGCTGTGCGTCGAGGTATCTTCGCACGACAGCTGGCTCATCGATCATAGCTTCCAAAGCCGTCTTTCCATCAAACACCCAATTCTTCTTTCTTATCCAGTCAGCCGCTTGGCGCTCTGTCGGAAAGATGGTGCGAAGTGCTTTGTAGATACCGAAGACATAAGATATGCGCTCAAGGCTTGGCGGGGATCCAGCCAGCTTTTCTCGCTCTTCTTCATCAAGTGTCCAAGCTTCGCATATACGATCAAAGACTTTTAAGGCAATATCTTCTTTCATCTATATAAGCTCCTTCTTCTATATATAGAAGATAGTATCAGTAAAAGTCTTCGAGTTCTTCTTCTAAATCTTTGAGATCAATGTCGTCGTAATCGAGCACAACTGCGAGAGATTGTGTGCGCTGCCATTTGAGAAGCTGTGAAAGGGTATCGACTTGGTCGTCATGCTTGCTCTTCGGAAAGTGTATGACTTCTTGCTCAAAGTCGTAGAGCCAATGAGCTTTCTCAGGGAGCATCACAAGACCAGCTTCAACGAGCGGGCTCTGGTTGCTCATTCGGATGATTTTGTTTGCTTCCGGCTCGATTGCTATTACCGGTAGGCCTTCTTCTCTTGCATCCTGGATCAAGCTCTGACCGCTGGCTTTGTCTTCGATAAGAATTGCATGTGGAGACCAGACCTCTGCGAGATTGATCAGTGTTCGCTTAAGCTCGGGATAGCCCGCACGTCGTCTCCAAACCTCAAGTAAATACCAACGCTTCGAATACTTCCCAAAGACACTGATGACAGACGGGTCGTTGATTTCCTTTGGCTTGAAAGCCGTGTCGCAGCTGAAAACGATCTGTTCGAAATCGACTGGCTGTTCCCCATAGCGACCAAACCAATCAATGCTGACAACTCCCCCCGAGGCGGGTGTAGGCTCTTGCTGCATCTGACCCGAAAAGACGTATGGGTCCGCATCTCTTTGCGCTTCTAACTCTTCTACAGTGTGCTTGAAGGGCCAGAGGGCTTTCTTCTCACCGGTCTCCGGATCTTCTGTCAGTGCAGCCAGCTTGAGATGTGTCCACTTGTCCCCGGTTCCCCCATCAAGCAAAAAGCCGGTCGTGTCTTCCTCATGGAGCCTCTGCATGACAACGATGATCGGGGTCTTTCGAGAGTTAACACGGCTGGCAATCGTGTTCGACATCCGCTTGTTAATGGTCTTGCGGATGGTTGGAGACTCTGCATCACCTGGCTTCAGAGGGTCATCGACAATGATTGCGCCGTAAAAAAGGTTCGGGTCGAGGTCTTCGCCTTTTGCGTCCAAAAAAGACGTGTCGATGCCCAGGGCTTCGAGTTCTTCTAGCTGCTCTTGTGAGATGTCTTCTTGAGCTTCAGAAGCTGTAGAGCCTGCACCAAAGCCCGTGACCGCACCTCCGCTTGATGTGGCATAGACGCCGCCGCCTTGGGTCGTGTACCACTTCTTTTTGGACTTCGCGTCGTCTTTGAGCCGTATGTGGGGCCAGATCTCTTGAAAGGCATCGCTGAGGATTAGCTCTTTTATCCGGCTGGAGTTGTCGAAAGCTAGCTCGTCGCTGTATGAGAGATGGATGAATTTTGCGCGAGGGTTCTTTGCTATCGACCACGCTATAAGCATGATGACCAGCATCTCGGTCTTGCCGTAGCGGGGCGGGATGTTGACGATCAGTCGTAGGATTTCGGCAGCGGTTACTCGGTAGATGTGGTCTTCGATGATGCGGTGATGATCAGAGACGATGAACTTTTGGCCGGTCAGCTGCTTAAAGAAATAGCGCACGAAGAAGAGGAAGTCCGTCTCTAGTTTATGTTTGAGAACGGCTTTGACTCTTGGGTCTTGGATCTGACTTTCGGCCACGATGGATCCCTCTTAGAACTTGTCTTCGAGGGACTTGGAGATGGCGGCGGCGGCTTCGGGGCTGAGGTCGAGTTTGGTTGATTGCTGGATTGGGGTGCCGCCTGGGCCAGATATTTCTGAGCTGCTCTTGTCTCGCCAGTCGAGGAGGTTTTTTGCGACCAGCGCAGCGAAATTCCCTTGATAGCTACCCATGAGGCCGTTTGTTGTTAGCATTTCCTCTTGGGTTTCTTTAGCCATCTCATAAGCGTGTAAAAATTCAGGCCTCAAAAGGCTCCCATCTTCCTTGGTTTCGTGTGCCCAGTTGTGCAGGGTCTTTTTAGTGATGCCGATTTTTCGACAGAATCCTGCAATGGTCGGGAAGACGTTCGCCTTATAGACTTTTTTAGTAGTACCATCTCTCTGCTGGACGTCTGAGTAAAAGCCAGGCTCAACATCGAAATGGTCAATGAGCATTTGAGCGAAACGAGGCTCGTACTTAGTTGGACGTCCTACAGGGTTCGTTTTCTTCTGAGCTGGCTTTTTCTTTGCTGCCGTTTTTCTTGTAGCCATTTCACGCAGCCTCTTTATTAGATGATATTGTATTAAGGTCGTAAAGATATCGAGCGATTAGGATTGCGTCAGAGCGTCCATCTTTAAAGCCACCACGAGGGCCGTAGAGGTTTGCGTCAGGGTATAGCTCCAGACATTTCTCTGCGATCTGCTGCTTCTTCGCTTTGTCTCTTTTAGATTGAGAAGTGCCCTTGGGGAATTTAATTGACCCAAGTCCGAAATGTTTTTGCCACTCTTGTGGTAGGGGCATAATTGGCTTTAGATCGCACATATATAGAAGAGTTAAAGCAGATCCAAAGCCAGCTCCGAAAGAAAACATCGAATTCGCAGAGTTGCCGCCCCGACTTCCGACAAGTTCAATGCACGCATGCTCGCAGTCTTTTAAAGCATTAATGAAAGGCTCTGCCTTTATGTAGTGACTCTTATCAATTTTTGCGCTTGGCATATCTAAGACACGCAAGAGCTGACCGTCTTTATCTAAGACAGCGATTGCTCCTGATGTGCCTGGGTCTATGCCTGCGTACATATAAAAGTCCTTGGATATCTTATTGTTATATTATAACACGCGGAGAGACTCGCAGGCAAAGTAAATGATATACTTGTAGCCTACCCACGCCAAAGACCTGGGATCTTTACGACCGAAGGGAGTAGACCAAATCATGTCAAAAAGAGATGTACAAATATTTTTGAGAAATTAAATTCTATATATTAGTGAATAAATAATTTCCGAGAAAAATCTGTACACATACTCTCCCAAGGGCTAGCAGGGATTTTAAGGACTTTTATGGGTCTTTTTCGCTTCGCTCAAAACATAGCCCAGGGTGGTGCTATGTCTGCCACGTTTAGGTGGTAAGAAAAACTTTCAATAATTTCCAAAATTAGTATTGTGAAAATAAATATAATTTGCTATAGTAATAAATGTGAGTCGAATAAATAATTAAATTTAGGTACAACAATGGAAAAATTAACTATTGCATCTGACTATTCAGAAGAAATATCAAGACTAAAGAAAAGTGTAGCGATAACTAGAGAAGAAATTTCATTCGAGCTTGTTTCTGAAGCTACATATAACGATTTCAAGGCTGTTGATGCTGCGGCAAAGAATAGAGTCAAAGTGACTTTGTCAGATAAATCATCTGTAGATTTTTCAGAGATTGATGACATCCTGGAAAGAGCGCTTGTTCGATTGAGCTATGCAAAAGAGCAGTCTGACAAAGAATACGCTGAGTCAGAGATTGTGAAAATCGTTACTGACAAGTGGCAGCTTACATTTTTTGAAGAAGATATAGAGAAGCTATCTGAAAAAGTGAGCGTGGATAAGATCAAAGAAAAGATCTCAGCTCGTGAAGCAGCCATTAGACTTTCTCACTCCAGCACTTGGACTTTCAATTTTGTGGAAAAATACAATGCCATCTATAAAAACCTAAGTGACATTTCCGAGAAGGTTATTGTCTACGGCGGCCCAATGGCTGGTGGCAAATCTGAAGCTATGCGTCCAATGTACAACCAAGCTGCTGAAGCTGGCGATCACCCAATCCTTGTGACCGGGAAGCGTTCAATTGCATCTAACTTCTTTCCGGACACTCATTCTGATCACTATCAGTCCTCAACTCACAGCAAGCGAAAAGGCGTTGTAAGCGTCATCAATTCACTTGTGAGCGATAAATACATCGAAGACAGAAAGAAGTGCCGGGTTGTATTCATAGATGAAGTTGAAGACCTTTTTTCGCACATTGCCACCGGAACAGTTGGAACTGAGTATCAGCATAGAATCGACGTTATGAGTGCTCTTGAGGAGCTTCTAAAGGGTGCTGACAAAGTCGTAGTCGCTGAAGCTATGATCACAAACATGACGCTTGAGAAGATCTGCAAAATGGCAGGCGGAAAGGCAAAGATCTATAAGACCAGAGATTCTGAAATGCCGACGATCAAGCTTGCGGCAAAAGACGAAACTATCGGTGTCACTCGTGAGCGATTAATCTCCGGAAAGAAAACAGCTGTCTTTATGGATTACAATGCGAAAGCCTTTTCTGACGTAGCTGAAGCTCTATCACACGAAACGGAGAAGACTGTTCTTAAGCTCAACGCGGAGTACTTTGAGAAGTCAGGAAACAGTCTGTCAGACTTGGATAAGATACTCACGGAGTGTGATGCGGCTCTGATTTCTCCGGTCATTAACGCTGGCACATCGATCACTTCAAGCGACTACGATCAGGTTACCTTGCTTGCGGGCAGAACCATTACACCGACAGCCGGTCTTCAAGCTGCGAGAAGATTCAGGGCAGCCAACACAATTAACCTGGCTTTCCGTGGCGGTCGTTCCAGCACCCGCATCACTGACCCAGTTTCTTTCATTTGCTCAATGATTAAGGACTCCGAAAACCCGGTTTCTGAAGCGATTAAGCTTTACGAAGATGAGCACGGAAAATTCCTGGCAGACTATGCGACTGCAAAAAACAAGCAGTTCTTAAACTTCGAGCAGACTCTTGTCATCGCTGCACAGCAGATGGGCTTTAAGATCGAGCGTCCTGTAGCTAATGAGAAAGCTGCTTCGGATGGACAGAAAGCTTCAAAAGCTGGGCGAAAAAAGAATGCCCAGGTTCAGAAAGTTGTAGCTTTTGAAACTTCTGAAGCCCTCGAAAAAGCGAATAAAGAAGGTGTTGACCTTGGCTCTACGGAAGAAAGAACTTTTGAGCAAGAAGTCGCAGGACGAACGATTTCTGGAATGGGTGTTCTTGGGCTGTCTAAGCTCACAGAAGAGGCTTACGACGAAATCTTTGCTATGAATATTGATAAGGTTGTACGTGTTCGCAAAATGCTTTCTGGTAAAGAGGAGCTTGCTTCAAGAATGCAGATTGCCAAAAGCAGAGTCCTGAAGCTTCTTGAAGATGCTGGAATAAACCTTGCGAACTTCTTTGAGTCTCGGGTAACAACAGAAACCGCTGAAGCTGCTTACGATAGATTGATTGAGCCGGTTGCGATCAATGATGAAGCTACTATGACTGGTCTTGAGCTTCTGAAGCTGTTCTTCGATGAATTTGGAACTAACGTAACTGCTAAGTACAAAACTGTTGTAATCAAAAATATCATGCGCGAAATGGGCTACGATCTTGTAGTCGAGGAAAATGGTCGAGACAGATATTACAACGTTTCTGATCTTGTTAAGCGAGTGCATATCGATGACAAGAAGCAGAAGTGTAATATCACTAAAATTTCTGATAAATACACTGGATTCCTAACGCTCAGAAATGACTTTGATTACAACGCATCGCCTGAAACTGTTCAGCTGCTTGTAACGGTCGACGAGAAAAGGCTTGCTAAGAGCATTGAGAACAAAAACGAGACATTCAAGAAGGAAGCGGAAGAGAATGGAGTTAATGACTGGATTCCATCTTTCTCTCCAAAATACAAGACCATATAATCAAACCCTCTGCCAAGGACGGCAATGTAATTTGAGCATAAAAAAAGGTTCATCGCGCTTTACCGGGAAACGCTGCTTTTATCTTTAAGAAGAAGTAGCCGTTATCCCGGTAGCCATACGCCATCCTCTTGATCACCTTGATCTTGTTGTTCATGCCTTCCAGGACGCTGGTGTTCAGGCGGTAGGTCGCACTGGCAACGATCCCCTCTACGTAGCCTTTAAGGCGCCGAGCAAACTGCTGCACGGGCGCCAGCCCACTGCTCATGGCCAACTCCAACCATTCGTTCCAGCGCCGTCTGGCCTCGGCTTCAGACGGGGCATACCACAGTTCTTTGAGTTGGTCTTTCAGCAGGTAAACGGTCATCAAGGGCTGGTTGGCTTGTAGCAACTCTTCCAGCTTCACAGCCTGTTCGGCCTTGAGGTTGCCTCGGTTCCTCAACAGCAACCAGCGACTTCGTTTAACCACCTTGCGCGCCGGTCTGTCATGACGTAGCTGGTTCGCCTGATCAACCCTGACACGGTCGATCACTTCCCGACCGAACTTGGCCACGACATGGAACAGGTCGTAAACAACACGGGCCTGTACGCAGTGGTGCTGGACTTCCAGGTCCATAGCCGTGTTCATGTCCATGGCGACCGCTTCGACCTGGGCGCAAGCTTCCGGCCCCAGCCATTCAAAGAAGGGCCGTATAGCCTGTCGGCTATTACCTTCACCAACCCATAGAACCTGCTGAGTGTCGGCATTGATCACAACGGTGGCGTAACGGTGGCCCTTGAACAGGGCAAATTCGTCCATGATCAGGCGATGTATCTGGCTGCGGTCTGGTTCGGTAACCTCACGGGCAAGCCGATGTTGATCAATGGCTTTGACCGTATGCCAATGCAACCCCAACAGTTGAGCCACATGCTGCACCGGCATCAAGCGGACCAGGGATTCGACCCAGTTGACCATGCCGGCTGTCAGGCGCTGTCGACCGGCCAGCCATCGAATCTCTTCCAACTTGGGGCCACAGGTCGCACAGCGAACACGCCGCACAGGAACCTCCAGCCAGACGCGGTACTGGAACAGGTCACGCTCCCTCACCCGGCGAATAGTCGTGTCATGGATGGCAAGGCAGTGCTGATGGCAACCACTGCAACATGGTTGGTAATCATCCGCAGGATGCAGTCGGATCAGCAGGGACTGAGGAGCAATCTGGGCATAGGAGTCAATCGTGAATCCTTCCCAGAACAGGGCAAGAGGATTAGCATGCATAGTGACGGCGGTGAGTCGATTGGCTTTGTTGTTTTGGCGAACTCAAAACTAACCGGTTTTACCGCCGTCTCCTACTTTTTCACGGTTATCTGCGAAGAACCA